TATTTCTGCTTTCAAATCTTTTGTTCTTAACTCCTTCAATTCATCAAATTCTCTCCTTTTGTTTTCAATCTTCTTTTCTAAATCTTTCAATTCTTTACTTTTTTGTTCTATTTGAGAAACTATGGAAGCAAAGTCATTCTGTAAAGAAATTAAATCCTTTTCTAAAACTTCCATTAATAAACAACCACATAATCAAAAGTAGTATTATTGGCAGGAGCAGTAGCAATGTTGATAGTAAAAGAAGTTTCTGTTTTATTTGAAACCCACCATAAAGCAGAAAGAGGAGTGATGGGAGTAATTACAACTGAATAAGAAGCAATACTAATTGGTAAATTAATAACAACAGAAGTAGAACCAGCATTAATAGTTGCTGAACCTTTTATCACATTAAAACCCGTCCCAAATGATGGATTGTTGTAAGCCATTAGTTTGTTCTTAAGGCTAAATGAAATTCGGTTATTGAACTTTCAGTATTTTCTCCAGAAACAGAAGAAACTACTATTCTTATACCATCGCAGGGAGGAATGGGAAATTCATATTGGTATCTCCCACTAGGAAGATCTGTGGCATTCAAAACTAAAGTCATTGGTTTTAACACTTGCTGTCCTCCCTGAAATGTTGAAGCAGTTTGTTGATATGCTTGATTGTTTCTATAAAAACTAATTGTCAAAACGATAGAAGTTAAAGAACCATAAGCAAGATTAAACCCCAATGTTCCTTGGCTATTGCTTCTTAAAGCATCAAGATAAGCCAATCTTATATTTTCATCAAAAGAAGGAGAAGAGGAAGATAGAGATAAATCTAATAAGACAGCATCAGCATCAACAGGAGATAAATCGTTTCCCTTAATAATTGTTTGCGAAGATGGATAAGTAATTGTAGTTGTCATTATTCAGGTGTTTCTTCAGTAGCGACCTCTTGTTTTTTAGATGGTCTTCCTCTTTTGGGTTTTTCTTCCAAAACTTTCTCTTTTTCTTCCTCTTCCAAAACTAATTGAACTTTGCCAGGATAAGAAACCAAAATTCTTGATAATTGAGGTTCTTGTAATTCAACAACTTCCCCTGGCTCTAAAACAATATTGAAATAAGGTTCAATCAATCTTTCTCCTGAAATGTTTTTAACTTTCATTTTTATGCCTTAAATAAGTGCGACCATTTGCGGAAATCCAGCCCCACCCCATAAAGAGGCAGGGCTGGACCGCAAAATTACTAATCTGTAATTGTTGAACTGTCTCCTTCTGAAACAACTACTCCTCTCCAGTTAAATGCTCCAACTTTCCATTCTCCGTGAACATCAAAAACATAAGTTTTAGTTACATTATCAAACCAATCTTCTGCTGTAATATCTTTGAAAACCACGTGAACAATAGGAGAATTAGCAGCATCAACCACAAACCATCTTGTATTACTACCACCCTGAGGAGCACCAAGATAAGGACTTTCAACAGCAATGTATCTTCCTTGAAAGATGTTAGCAACAAAGTTGTTAGTATAAGGAGTGTTTGGAGTTTCAGCAATCTCCCAAGCCTTTCTAACTAATGCCGGAGGAACTACAAGATAAATTTGTCCTGACATATAAGGCATTGGTTTTCCTGTATCATCTACGGTATTCTGTGCTAAAAGAATAGCACTTTCTAAAGCATCTACTGATAAAGCAGGAGAGGTAGAAAGAATGTTAGAACCAACTCCACCACCAACTAGTGGGTGTTGAGTAGAAGCAAATTTGACTCCATCTCCATAAGGAAAGAGTTGAGGAGGCAAACTTGCTGGAGCGGTTCTAACATTGTTAAACCAGTCAAAAATATGTTTAGAAGCAGTTAAAACAGCATTTTGTCTAACTTTCTTTGCTTCATCTAATGCTGAAGTATACTCTGGGCTTCTTCTTTCATAACTCTCTCTGGTCACTCTAATTGAACGAGCAAACTGATATGGCTGAACTTCTGTAATTATTCCTTTGAGATATTCAGCCATTGGAAATGGTTGTCCTTCTGCTCTTGGTTCTAAATAACCAACTAAACCAGTTGTGTATGTAGTTTCAAGTTTTTGTCTTCCAGCAGCATTGATTCTTCTAATTAAGGGAGTAACATTGGTCATTGTATCAAACAAAGAAGTAGCATCATAAAGTCTCAATTGCTCATCTCCTTGAGAATAAACTTCATAAAATTTTGCTCTTACTCCCTCAAGAAAAGAATCAATGTAGGAAGTAGTTATGGGATTAGCCATTGATTAAGAATTTCAAGTTAATGAAGACCAAATAAAAGTTTTAAATAAGCCTTGAACGAATTTTAACTTTACCAACTGTATCAGAAACTTTTTCAATTAAAATAATCTCTTTGGGATAATCTTCTGCATCTGGACTAGTTCTAGAAGATGCATCCACTGTTCTACCATCCTCACCAAGAGAATAAGAATCACCCACTTCGTGAGTAGCGATGGAGGCATCAAAATCTGCCTCTAGGTCAATATCGGCATTTAACATTAATACTCTTGCCCAATAAGTTTGAGTAGTCGTATTGTCTTCCGGAGTTGTAACGCTATCTCCAATACCCTGACCCACAACTTTTCCATCTTTGCCGGTAAAACCAACGATAATTCCCAAAATATTTGTGGCACCTGCTGATGCAGGAACAACTACACCACCAGCGCCAAAAACTACTGCCTGGTCAAGGTAATAAGTGGTTGAATTATCAAGTAAAAATTCTTTCTCCAAAATTAAAGAATATGGAGATCTATCAGGTTTAAGAGCCATTTTTAAAATTGAGAGAATAACGACCAAAATTAGTATTCAAGAACAGGTTCGTTTCCTTTTAAGAGAGTAGATTTTTGTTCTCCTTTTCTCATTCTTGCCATAGTTTCAGGACTAACACCTAATTGTGCTGCTTTTATTCTATCTTCTTGAGTAATCTCTGAAGTCTCGACCTCTTCTGTAGTTTCAGAAGAAAGATTTTGAGACTTTTGAATAAATTCCTGTTTAGCGGCTTCTGCTGTTTTCTTTACATTCAAAAGTTCTTTTAATTCCTGTGGTTTAAGAGACATATAGGCAAGAAGTAATTGGTTTTCTAATTCTCCTTCATCTAAAGTATCAGATGAATATTTTTCCTGCCAAACCTCAAGGACTTGTTTTTTAATGTCCTCATTGGTTAAAGCAGTAAGAGAATTAGACAATTTACCAATTACCTCACCAACTTTTGTCATTTTATAGGCATCAAACTTGCTTCTATCTTGTTCTCTAATTTCTTTGATTTTGTCTCTTGTCTCATTAAGTTTGAATTTTAAAGCAGAAATAGCATCTTCTAAGCCTTTCTTTTGTTCTTCATAGTCTGAAACTTCTTTAGAAAGAGATTGTTTTTTTGCTTCTAATTCTTGAATTTCTGATTCTAGAGATTTTTGTTTATCTAAAAGTTCTTGTAATTCATCCATTTTTAGAGCCCATTTATTTAATCCCGCTGGCTTCACGGGATGATTTTTCGCTATTATTATACACGACCTATTTATCTTTGTCAAGTCTTAAGCAACTCTTGACCTTTTAACTTTAATTGGTTTTGGCATTGGAGTTTTTACTCTCGGAACTTTAATTTTGGGAGTTTTTACTATTAATTTTTGAACGTGAGAAGGATAATGAGGAACTTTTAAAGAAGGCATTTTAGGAGTAGAAACTTTAGCCATTTTAGGCTTTTTATAAGTAAGTTTAACCATTTTCGGTCTTACTCCTCTTAAGAAACGACCAATATAACTTGTATCAATCATTATTTTTTCTTCCTTCTTTTGCGACCTGCTCTACCAACTCCATACTTGCCATAAGAAATTGCTGCGGCAATGGCTTGTGCGTGCTTCATGCTTCTTGGCCTATAAGTTGCTCTACTGGTCGTCATTTTTCCTGTTTCTTTATACTCCCTTAACAAAGTTTCAATTTCTCTGCTTACTGCTTTTTGCTTTTTTCTTGATGTTTTCCTTTTTTTAGCCATTTTGTTTTTCTTGATTAAGTGCGACCATTTGTTTGAGTTCTTTTTTAATTTGCTGAACATTAGGAATTGTTAATTCTTCTTTAGTAAAAACTGATTTTGTTTCAGTTGTTGTTTCCATTAGTCTTTTTATAACTTCCCATTCTGTAACAATAGCACGCAATTCTGAATTGTGTTTATCGTCAATCCAAGATTGTTTAAGAAGAAAATTTTGTCTTGAAGTTATCCATTTTACCAAAAGTGGTTCTTTCTTACCAATTCTTTTCCACATTTCTTCGGTTTCTTTAGTATCAAACCTCATTCCTTCATCATCAAAGTAAGTAGCAATCCTTCTGTCAATTAAATCTTTTTCAATTTCTTTATCCATTAACAATCTGATTAAAAATTTTTTAAATTGTTTCACCCACATTTAACAAGTCAGTTAAATCAGTGAAAGTTGTTTTTCTTCTCCTTGAACCATAGCCAGGTCTTCCTCCTCTAACTCCCTGTGCTATGCTTTCTCCACCTGCTCTTGTTAGCATTTCAGTAAATGGTTGAACTCCTTGTTGGGGTAATTGAGGTTGCATTGGAGTTCCACTTAATAGATATTCAAAAACTCCTTCTTGAAGCCAATCACCTGGACTTTCGTTCCAAATCTCAAATAATCTCACTGCGGCTTTTCTTCTGTCAATTATATCAGGAAACATTTGAAGTAGTAATTGAGCAAATTCCATAAATAATGCTTTTTGGACTTGAGGAGTTTGTTCTAAATCAAATTTAATAGCAATATCAAAATCAAGATTTCTTAACATTTCGGCGGAAACCTCAATAATTTCAATATTCTCTTTATTACTTATTGCTCTTAATAATTTTTCTTGTCTCAACATTTCAGGAGATGCAAGACTTTCCTGATTTTCAGCAACCCTAATTTCAAGATTGGCAATACCAGTTGGAGATGGAACTTCATTAACTCTAATAACATTTCTAAACTTTCTTTCACCAACGGCCTTTTCCATATCAACAGAAGTCATAAATTGAAGTAAGTTTTTAATTTGTAATCTTGCTTTTTGTTCTAATAGGTCTTGGTAAAAAATTTTAGGAAGAGAGAATGATTGCTGAATTGCTTGTTGTCTTAATAAGTTTTCTGCCGCTGATTTGGGTTGTCTTGTAGGAGAAACTGGAGGAGTTAATGGAGTTGTAATTTTTTCTAATGAACCCTGCAAGAAAACATTCATATTCCATACGCTTGGATCCAATGGGTTCATTTGTATTTCCCTAAAAGTATCAGCCATAGGAAAACTATAAATTTTGCCTCCTTCTAATGAGAAATTACTTTCGGGAACCGTTGGATCTTGAGTAACAATTGGAGGATTAATAGCCTTCCATATTCTTTCTAAAGACATTTCAATTAAGTTTTCAATTGCTTCTACTGGTGATTTAATTTGATGAACTATAGAAGCACCATAGAAAAAGTTATTAGAAATTGGCTTATAAACCGTGTAAGCGAAAGGAAGTTCTTTGTGGTTCCAAGGAAGAGGAGATTTTACTAATTTTTTACCTTCTCTGACTGGATTTATCCAAATACCATTAGCAATAACAACAAATTCATCTTTAACTTTATTGTAGTATCTTAAAATCTCAACCTTATCTTGCATCAACATAGTTTTATCCATCAGTTTTGCTATTAAACTATCAGGAGAAAGCCTAATGCCAGGATAAACATATTGAGCATTGGGATATTGACCAAACTTTCTTTGAAATTCATTCCATTTCATATAAACTCTTTCTAAAACTTCCTCTTGTTTTTGAATATCGGGTTCATAGATTTTAGGAAAGAAAAAGTCATCTAAATTAACAATCCTTTCCTCTTTGTCAAAAATTTTATCTTCTTTTTCCTTGTATTTAATTTCATAAGTTTGAGGATCAAAATAGGTTATATCTTTATAACTCCTTGTTTTGTAGCGAGCGTCAGTATAAACAATGACGGTTCCATCAACAACTGCTTGCCAAAATTGTAAAAAGTTTTTTATTTTGTCTTTAGTAGAACGATATAAAAATCTATAAAGACCATTTAATAAAGAACTCAATTGAACATCAAAACCCTCAATTCCATAAAATTGAGGGTTAAGAGCAAGATTAGTAACAAAAGTTATAACTTTTTCTACGGCAACTCTATATTCTTGAGAAAAATAAAGTTTTCTTCCTGTAAGTTCATAAGAAGTCGAAATGGGAACTTTTCCATAAAATTTATCTCTTGCTTCATCAACATATTGATTTAAAGTTTTTCCACCAAATTCATCAAAAGTAGCAAAATGTATATTTCTCCAACGATAATATTTATCATAGATATCAGCAATAACTTCAATTTCATCGTCAGTAAAATGTTTGACTTTTTCTAAAACAACTTTATCGTTATTATTTGCCATTGATTTTTATTCCTTGTTTAAATCCTGGTTTAAATCTCGTCCTTTGCCAAGTTTTTTCCAAATGATATGCTAATGAAGGTGCTTTAACAACTATTAGCCTTCTTTTGATTTCCTTAATAATCTGTGGCAAACGAGAATAAACTTCTTCTGCGTTTTTGAAAGTATATGTTCCCATTATAATGGAATTTCTATAAAAAGTCAATTGATTGTTTTCTGGATACCAAGATGCACCAAGTCTGTTATCTAATTTTTGAACTTCTGAAACTAAATATCTAATAGCGTCTAGCATAGGTTGTTATTTTTGGACTTCCTAAAGTATTACCTTTAAAGAAAACATCAAAACCTAAACAAAACATCTCGTGTGCTGACCTTAAATCTGCTTCTGGAGAAATGTGTAATGGAACTATTTTTCCTCCTGTTGTTCCTCTTAAACTTCTTTCTGAAATTTTTGCTGATTTAAGAGCATCCAATAATCTTAAAGAACCACTATCATTAGCATTGAACTTTGTAATCTTTAGATACTTTTGAACTGCTCTTTTTCTGATTTCGTGAGATGTTCCTATATTAACGATGATAAAGTTTATTCCGTTTTTTCTTAAGATTGTTTCAAAAGAATATCCCGCTACTTGTGAAACTTGTCTATGGGCTGGTTCTCCAAAAACTATCTTTGGTTTGCCCCAACTCCTTACTCTTTCTAAAAGTTCTCTTTCATACTCATTATACCACATCTTATCGTAAGGAATTTCTGGATTTAAAAATGGAAGCCACCAATCTATAAGAAGTTTATTGGGCATCAATCTTCCGTGAGAAGCAATAGCAGTTAAATTTCTAATCTCGTTTTTTAATGGGTCATATTGATACCAACATAAAGCAGTATAGTCTTGAAAACCAGCAAAGTCTGCTGAAGCATATAGTGGTAATTTAGGATCAAATTCTATTGGTTCTGCTTGACATTCATATGCTTCTGGATAATATCTCAATTTTGGATCTACATCATAAGAAAGTTCTAATTCTGCCAAAAATGATAATGGGTCTTCTTTTCTTAACTCAAATTCTTTTTTATACCACTCCTCATCCTTAAATGGATGTTGTTTCCAGTGTAGAGTTAAAACTTTATTTTGTTCTCTTAAATTATCTACAAACCTTTTTAAAAATTGATTTTCTGTTGGAGTTGAAACATAAATTTTTACTCTTGACGTATCTTGACAACTTCTTAAACTTTCTTCTAAATAGGGCCAATAGGCTACCTCATCCATTATAACCGCTGAACAATTATGAGAAATTATAAGATTAGTTATAAAATTATGTCCTTCTACTTCCAAATCATATGTTTCTTCTGGCGGTAATTCTATAATTTTTTTAACATTTCTATAATTAAACAAAGAATCATACATTTGTGGTATTTTTCTTATGTCAAAAATTTTTACCTTGTCTCCAACTTTCAAATCTTTTAAGGGAACCCAAACTTCTTTTTTGTTCCTTAAAACTTTTACGGGATGGTCTTTTGTTCCCTTTAAAATAATATTACCCCATAATTTAACTTTTACAATTTCTTCTGGTGGCAACTTAATATACTTTAAAATCTTTCTTTTTTTCCCATTTTCATCTATAACATAGGGATACATCTCATCAACAATTTTCTTAATGGGCATAAATCCTATATCAGTTAATACCAATGTATCTCCCGTTACACATCTATGACCTCGCCCAAAATTAGGATTTGCACTTTCTCCATATAATACACTTCCATTTTCAGGATTAATTAACTTCATATGATTGTCGTGAAACTTTTTCTTAAAATTTTTAGGGAATAACCATTTAGGCTGAGCATAAACAAGATATCTTATCTTACCAAATATAGAACTTGAACTTTTGTTATCAACTTCTGCTTCCTTTCTTGAACCTATTAACGCTGAAAATTTTTCTGTAAATAACCAGTGATAAACTAACCAATGAACTACAGTCCAAGTAATTCCCATATCTCTTGATTTTTCTATGTAGAGAACATCTCCCTCATAAAAAGTTTTTTCCAATCTGTAAATTAAATCTGCTTGATAATCAAAGGGAACAAAAATTATATCTGGTTCCTGGATATTCCTTGGTTCATAAACCCAACCACAGATTTCTATCCATTTGTAGATGTTT